TCGTGGGTCTGGGTGCGCGCTCAAAAAAGGTAGGGGTCATACGATCTCGCTTAGAACTATTGCATTGAGTGCAACAAGCAACCATATTAGAAGCTTCATCAGTGCCACCCTTACTTATCGGAATCAAGTGATCAACTGTATTGGCTTCAAGCCCGCAATAGTGACAAGTATTGTAATCGCGTTGCAACACTTGAAGTCTAGTCTTTTGATAATAGGTTGAGTTATATCTTCTGCTCAATGCCAGCCCCGAGTCTCAAGGTGATGCAGTGCATCGCAAGCGCATTTATATCTGTGTCTTATGTATTTAATGTGTGCATCTATTTGCTGCTTAGGGCTAAGGTCTCTATACCAGGTAGAACGCATCTGACCAAGGCCATAATGAGAGCCATTACGAGCCTTTGGATTCCATCTACTCTCTTTATAAATTAACCAGTTATAACATTGAAACTCTGACCAATCTAATTTGTTATAAGCATAAAGCTTTAGATTCATATCTGCTTTTGATGGATTGATTGGTATCAGCATAAGTGCCGATAGCATCAGCGTTAGGCAATAGCTTGCCCCTACGCTTCGGCTACGGGCTGCCTTCGGGCCCCGCCTTAGTCGGAGTGTAATGCCCTTGTCAAGTAGGCTAACATAAGTGCTGTTCAGAGCCATATTTACCATCTACTCCAATCGCTTCCCAATTATCTATGTGATTATCTATTGTTCTATATATTGGATAAATATCATTAATCATTTAATAACCTTTCCATATGCTTACATAATTCTTCACCTAGTTCATATGGAATCATTGACCTAAGTCTTGCATTACGCAACTTTCCTGTTCCACCTGCGTTGGTTCCTGCTGGACTTGATTGATGGCAATCGGCTTTCGGTCTGCACATTGGCCTACTAATCCATCCATTAAATTGTCCCCAAATATCTGTAGGTTTCATTCTGTTATCCCCATACTGACAATAGGTAACTGTCGTTCTCGGGTATTTAGCCATAAATTCTTGTTTTCTTAGCATCCCTCTTGGATTCTCTAATACCCATCCTTTTGGATTTGATTTTTCTATAAGGGTTAAAGTGGCTTTCATTAAATCAATTGCTTCATAAACGCTTGGATGCTTAGGTATAGGGCCATTAGGTGATTTAGCCCAGTATTTCCATAACGAAGCAACTGAGAACTTTTGGCAAGGTGGAGAAGCCCATATAAAGTCAGGTTGGCCATACTTACTAATCAACTCATCAGCCTTTAGACTTAATATATCTCTCTCATTAGCATCAAAGTACGGGTCTAGCTCAACCTTTATGACTGTGTGACCTCTATCCTCAAAGGCTTTAGTTGCTGAGCCTGTACCACTGAAGAAGTCATAAACTATCATTCTAACTCCCATATCTTCTTAAACTCTAACTGGCCTGATTGAAAGGCGTCTTTCAGCCTTTCCCTGCCGTCACTATGGAACTTAGTAACCAGATAAGGCTCAGCTATTGTGCCTTCTAGCCATTCAACTCTTTCACCATTTGGATCAATAACATCATCGCCATTTATGTAATGGAACTTATCTAGTATCGCATCAATTGACGATTCTCTTACTGTCTCAACTATCTCGCTAGATATATTGCTTTTTACCCACTTAACGAATTCGCGTTCATTCTTGATAACCCACTTAAACTTAGGTTTACTGGTAGTCACATAGGCGATAACATCATCACCATATTCAGCCTTTACTCTGTCTGCACCTATCTTGTCCATCTCTGTCTGTAGTGCAGCTCTTAGCCTATCTTTGGCCTTCTTAGCCTCATCAGCTATCAGACTCACCGCTGCTAGTTCCAGACTTAGTTCCTTGATTCCCATCTCTTTGCTCCCTTTTCTTTGCTCTGTTTAATCTAACTTCTAGTGAGTGGATATTGATCCCACAGTCCTTAGCGATAAACTCCTTGTCAAAACCCCATTCCATTAGCTGACGGATATATCTAATAGAGTGGGGCTTTGCCATCGTCGTAGGGCCTTTCCAAGGTCGTATTACCATTCCAGTATGACACCATCTGCTTCTCAAATCCAGCAGCCAAACGGCATATTCGGCAGTGTCCTGCTTTCATTTTCCAATTACCGCACTTATCGCATCGACTAATATCATCTTCTTTACTAGCTACGCGATCTGCTGGATAAATGATGCGCTGAAGGAAGCATCGCTGACATTCAATCAACCACACTTCCTCTGGCGCTTCTGCTATATCACTTGTCTCATACCGATTTAGCTCAATATGCGGAGTAACTAGCTTGCAATTTGAGCAGTTAAATGGATGAGCGTCTTGTTTCATTTTTGAAAGACCCAATGCCCATCTGAACCAATACGCATCCACTTAGCAGGATGGCCAGACTTAGGCGTTGGACATACCCAGCCCCTATATTCCTTGCCTTCCTTAGTGCCTTGCTTAAGAACCATTGGCCCATCTCCACCAGAGCAAAGCGGTATTTCATCAATTATCTCTGCACCAAATTCTTTAGTTATTTGTGCAACATCCCAGACAATTGGCTCAGGGTCATTAGGGCGCTGTTCTTTTATGAATTCCGCAAGAGCTGGCTTAGTCGTTTCAATTGCCTTCTTTGGGCTCGGTTTAGTCTTAGCGAAGTATCCAGCGAGGTTAAGTGCGCGTCCCAACGATCCAGTTTCCGCAAGCTCGAGTGCATATTGCTTGGATTTAGACTCACTGGATAAACCTGTAGTCCAAGGGTGTAAGTCAGCTTCAGTGCGATATAACTCAGTTTTAATAATATAGACATCACAATTAGCCACAAGCGACTCCGCCAAGATATGAGTCTTGATTCGATAATCTGGATAAGCATTTATAAACTCCTTTAATCGGTCTTGAACTGAAACATAATCATCAAGGTAATTCGACATTTAACTTCTCTCTTCCTGCGAAATTACTTATCGCATCGTCTAACTGTTCTTTCAATGAATAAAATGTGCCATCTGGCCAGTTCTGTGATTCATCGGCGCAAGGCTGGCAATAGAACCTGACCTGTGCTTTGCGAAGCGGTGTCTCGCTTTGGACTTTCCAAACTGCTGGCGTCATAGCTCTTAAATCCCAGCCATTTTTATTTTGTCCCCAGCGATATTTGCAATAATCGCAGTATTGATTCGTATTATGATTGCGAGTCAAACTCAATGTCGTCCCAATCTTCTGGTGTAGAAAATCTGCATCGACCCAAGATAGCGGAATACCCAATGAGATCGAGATACGAATCTTGGCGCTCTGGACTCTCCAGCATTCTTGAGAGTTTGGTCGCGATAGCAATAAGCGCCAAGTCAGCTGGGTCTCGGAGCTGAATACCGAGTGCTTTACAGATTTTGAAAATGCGTAGAAAATTGTGCCTCGGGTCACCATACTCGATGCCCCTGTCGAGTAATGTGTTTCCAGCATCTTCGAGCCAGTCACTTAACGATCTCTGTGAATCGGACACTTGACCTTCCTCTCTTATAACCTTCATTAAAGGCTTTGGCTTTAGATGAGTTCCAAAGACTCCAAATATAAAGGCCGATAAATGGAACTCCAATAATTATTCCTACTACTGCTTCATCAGATAAATTAGGCAACATCTGCGCTCACCCCATATTTATCAAGCCAATATGCAGAGATTTCAGCCTTAGATAAACGGCCTCGAAGCTGCTTCTTGCCCATCCGCTCTTTAGCGAATCGCCTGATTATCGATCCCTTAACCCAATTTGTTTCGTCAGTCCAAGCTCCAGCCTGAGAATCAAATCGGATAAGAGCTACTTTATTTATCATTTTGCTCCCGTTCTGTAATCCTTAAATGGATTAACGGGCTAAATGTATTTGATTAAATCTATTTAGACCAGCAATAAATCGGCGAGTCGTATATCTAAAAAACCAGCAAGTCGCTCATTGGTGGCTTTATTGCCAAAGTCAGTAGTTATAGGCAACCGCTTTAAAGCCCATTCAGGCTCGGTTATAGCCCCTAAATCAAACTGATACACCCCGTGAGGGGTTGAATTGATATAAAGGGTCTTAGCGCCCGTTCTAGCCCTTATATCGGCCAGATAATCCCACTTCTTCTTCTCAATCATCAAAGTATTGTAATGAGTCCTTCGGCACTTAAGCTCGATATAGGAATTGTGGGTAATTCCATCTGCTCGGTCGGTCGCTGATAAAGGCGTCAAGTCTGGATAAAGCGACTTGAGAGCCTCGAAGAGTTCAACCTCTCGAAAGTAGATTAGTTGTCCTCTTCTCCATCTTCCCAACCAATCTTCCTCATTGGGTCATCGAGTGGCACTATCCAATCGGGATAAGAGCTACGATCCATAGCAAAGGCCAAGGCAGTTCCCTCATCCATTCCTGCTCTGCGACAAGCTTTATAAACTTCATTGGCAGCAATAGCCCAAAAATCAAGCTTTGTTAATGGGGTTTCTTTAGTAGTCCTGCGTCTCTTCGGACGCTTAACTGGCTTCTTACTTACGCGCTTTCGCGTTGCCATTTCTGACCCCTCTCGCTAAAGCCAATTCTAGCTGAGACTCCATTTTATCAAGGCGCGACACTATTGGAATATTCTCCAATTTAATTATGTAGCGAAGCCCAGCAATCAGTAGGGCAATTGATCCTAAGACTGATGCAACTAGGGTTGCTAATTCAGCTGCAACCATTACCGGACTTTGCCGTAACGCTCGTAGTTAGGATTAAGCCAGTTAATGATGCTAGGCAAGACTGACACTAGAGCGGCATTTGCAATCGCATTGAGGTCGAATCCCACCGCTAGGTAGGTCGCTAGTGCTGTCGCTAGAAATGTCTTTGCCCAGCTTTCGGCCATCTTTTTTAGGTCGCTCATTCTTGTCTCCTTCTAGGTCAAAGTAGCTGCTGTCTTTGTCTCCCAAAGTTGTAAAGCTAATATGAAAATGAGAACGATGAGGATTGGGGCCTGAGTATTTACGCCGCTTCCAACCCAGTATCGGGCTCATAATCTTGCCATCGTAAATAATATATTTGATGCGCTTATCGCCTTTCTTGGCGCACTTACGAATCTTATCAACCAACGCATAAGCTTCTTCCTTATGTGCCGATAGGTCAGAATCAATATCTATAGCTCTAACGATTCCATCGACTGGTATATGGTCAGAATTGCCTTTCGCAATGTGCCGAGCATCAGCAATCCAGCCGTCAGACTTCCTATCGCGATCAGGATAATCGTCATCGATTTGATTTCTTAGTTGAATTCCAGCAGCGCATAACTTAGCCAAGCAACAACCTTGCTTCTTCTTGAGTTATGCCCAACTTATCTAAAATCGCTTGGCGTTGCGCTTTAGCCGCTTCTAATGCAGGAGCGATTTCCGCATAGGCAGCTTCAGCTTCTGCTCTATCTTTTTCTAGTTGCTCTAACTCATCTGCATTAAATGGTCTTTCAATAACTTCATCACCATCAACAATTACTTTTTTTGCATTGTTCATTTTATAGACCCCAGAATCTGTAAGTTATATCATCTAATTGAACTGTTGAAACAATATCTAAAGTTGATAAGGTAATGTTGGCATCATAAGTTCCTGAATACCAAAAATTGTCTGCCGAGCCATTGTTTGATCTGCGCCAATTTCCAAAGAAATTCGGTTTGGTTCCAGTATTAGCGTTGTTTATTTCCAAAAATCCTGCTGGAATAGTATTAAAAGAAGAAAAATTGTCTATGTCAATACCATTTGCTGCGGTTTGATTTGTTCCACCAGTAGCACCTAAAGTAGCTAGATATTTATAATTAGTTGCGCTTAAATTATTGAATCTAAATTTAATTACTGGGGTTCCAGGGTCATAAATTGCCCAATGTAAAATATAACGATCATAACCTGAGGCAGTCAATTGTAGGGTTGTCACATTTGCTACGCTTCCGCTACTTAATAAAGTCCAATCACTACTTGGCGCGGCGGGGGCAGCAGGTGTAGCCCATTCGGGAGCTGTTGCACCTGAATTGACTGTTAATATTTGGCCAGCAGTTCCAATAGGTAAAGCAGTATTTACATTGGCAGTTGCTGACCTATAAGCAAGTGCGCCAGTTGTAGTCTGTGGGTTTAAGTTCTTTGTCGTTGTATCGACTGAGCTTCCCAATGTGCGAATTGCAGCTGCGCCATCCTTAACTAGATCAGTATCGTTAGGGGTAGTCCAGCCGTAATTAGTAGTCGTTGCCATTTAGTCTCCTATGCCACAATTGTAGCGTCTAACCACTCCAAAGTTGGACTGATTGTATTCCAAGTCTCGACCGCTGGTACTGAGTTCCAACGGAAGGCTTGAAGGCTAAAAGCTATAGGCGATAGGTTCATAGTCAGGTCTAGGCGGTTAAGACTTGCAGTCCAAGTCCAACCCTCGACAAATCCTTGAAACTCGCCATTGGTCATATTGGCTGGCAGATTGATGATATTCAGCGGCATACCCATAAAGACATTCAGCAAGTTATCTCGGTCAGAGTTATCAATTTCTGTGTTGCCTAATGCAAAAGTTATTTGTCTCAAAGCAAATTGAGGATAAGCGCGGATTAGTAGATAGAAGGCTGCTTGATCCTCGGCATCGTTCTGATTTCGCAAAGTAGTTCTAATAGTCGTTGCCAATTGGCCATAAAGAGCTATTGAAGCTGCATCTTCATCGCTCACTTCGGCATTGCCTACGCCGTATCCAACTGTAATGGCATTTCGGACATCGCCAGCTCGCTTAACGATGGAAAGGGCT